GGTAAGTATTCTCCATCACTGACACCAAATCCAACTCCACCAACTTGAAATCCAGCATTTACTGTAGGAGCAGACATTGATACAGTCATAGTGCTATCAAAAGTATCTGCTTGTGAAGCTTCTGGTATTTCTGGTGGAAGTTCTGGTTCTGGAGGTCTTTCTGGTTTTCTTTCTCTTGTTTCAACAACTTCATTTCTCTCAACCATAACAAAGTCTGTTATACGAAATGATGAAGCTTCAGTTAAAGCACCACGACCAGTTGCAATAAGCATGGTCATGATAAAGAATAATGAAAAGGTTATAGATGAACCTAATAATAGTGAAATTAAATACCTCATAAAGATATTTATATAATTATTTGCCTTGTCCTCTATATGCTTTATAAGATCTTCTTTTGTTTTTATTCATAGAAGATTTCTTAACCATAATATCTGCGGTTGCAATAGAAGTTTTCTTAGGTGTACTGAATACAGTAGATACGTATTTTAAAGATTTTTGTGCCATAATATTAAAGGATATCTGTCTCTCCCCTCCGTTTCACTATAGTATATATACTTTTTAAGTTTTTCACTGTATACTCTCGTAATAGTCTCTCATCTCAATAAACTTATCTATCCAAGAATCTCTATCTTCTACAAATAATTGACATTCTCCGTTCGATGTAGACATAATTATTACAAGTTTTTTAACAGGTATTTTTGTATTTTCTTCAAACATAACTGCATAAGCTGCAGCTTGTTTAAAATAACCTTGCATAGCATTCTCAGATTTTCTCTTCATGCGATTAGAAGTTTTCCAATCTATAATTGCCATTTCACCTCTATATTCAGCAATGCAGTCAACTGTACCCGCGCATCGCAGATGATCTGATAACATTTTTCCTTCTACAACTCTGATGTTGTTTACATAACTATCAATGGTATTTTTCATAGCTAAGAAATAACCTTGAGCATCTGGCATTGAATCAGGTAATTCTTCGTTCATAATATATGATTCAATTAGTGCGTGAGTTCTTGTTCCTCTTCCTGCAGCTTGAGTAGATATTCTATTTGCCTCTTCATCGCCTACTCTTTCTCTCCATTGAGCTATACTTTTAAGTTTTTCTGGATCAGCACCTAAAATAGTTGTTACTGATGGATATTTCTTTTCACCACCATCAGTATAATAACGAGTTCCATCTTCATTTACCTGTTTAACTTCAGGTAATTCAATTAAATTTATATCAAACAATTAATTCCACCTATAAAATACATGATCGCCAATACGTCCAACCATCTGCATTCCTCTATCATCAACCCAATCAGGTCGTATAGTATATGCATGATAATGAGTTGCACCTTCAGTCAATCCTTTATCATTCTCTAATACTTCTCTTGCAATCATCTCAGCTTCTTGCCAAGCAATATCATCGAAGGGTGTATCAGAACGTCCGTCACAGTACCATGAGAAGTGACATCGTCCTCTTTCTTCTCCACCTTGGTATATTACATCACAAATGTTATTTGGATAACGTGTATCGTTTACACGATTTAAAACTACATCTGACACTGCGACTTTACCAGCGTAGTTATCACCTCTTGCTTCATGATATATGTTAAGTGCCATACATTCTAAAGTATCTGGTGTGTATAATGGTACTTCAACAGGAACATCATAAAATGGTACTTCTACTATTTCATCTGTTTCTGTATCGTGTACCATAATAAGTGATTCTGTAGGTAATGGTTCAGGTACAAGTGTATCACCCCTTGCACTATTTAATTTTGCGTCTATTATCATTAAAAAGTAAATAAACACAAGTGTAATCATTCCTGATAGGAATATAAAAATATCGTTTTTATTCATCTGATTCTATCTCCTCTATAAGTTGATCTCTTAAAAGAATCGCAGTCTTATTATGTGCAGATTCCATACCACCATTATCAAACTTATAAGCGAGCGTGATTCGCTCTGACCATGTATATGCTGAATGCCAGCAATGGTATTTAATTTCGTCCTTTCTACCGAAATAGAAGTGACGTGCTTGCCAGCCAGGTTTATCTTCGATTGTAATCATTTCATCATTTTCTTTATCATAGTATCGAAAATAACCATCGCCAGTTCGTGACCAAGTAAACAATACTTGATAACAACATGCATCCCAATTAGTGTGCCATCCTACAAAACCTCCAGGAGGATAATAATTTGTAAGAGCTGCATGTTGTGCACCTATATCTATGCAAAATTCTGTTCTTGCTTTATCCCTATAATCAGTCCATATATCTGGATCTATTCTTACCATGTGTGCTATAGGTTGAGCCATGTGCTCTTCAGGATATCCTGGATGGGCATCTTGATTTCTTAACATGTGATCTAAATACGTTCTACCACAATAGAAATCTTCTACGTTGCATTTATTCCAGTTAGCACTAGATACACGATATTTTTTATCGTTATAATTAGGCTTATTAAGGAAATCGTTCTTTAGATCTTCAAGTTTCTGTAAGAACTTCTGATTGTTTATCTGTATTTCGCTCATTTTTTGTACACTGTATTGCGACTGTGCCATCGTCACGTATCACTTTTGTGCATGTATATCCATCACCAAATGCTTCTTCTAATTCTTTAAAAGTCTGTTCCGTCGTCATCTCTCTCAACTCTTATTTTTTTATCTAAAACTGCTGAAATAATATAGACATCTCTGCCTTCGACTTCACAAGATATTCCCATCTCATGTAAGGCTTTTAGAAATTTATGTGTCATACCAACTGATCCTGACCAGTCACCTTTTTTCCAACCCCACCAGTATGCACCAATCATACAAAGTAGAGTAAATAATGTATAATCTAAGGGAGTCATGCTATATTTATACCACTAATGATTTTAATTTATCTGATCTCTGGCGTTCTGCATATTTACTATTATCAAATACAGGTCCAGTATCTTCAGGCTGATCGTTAACAAGATTTTTTTCTGCGTCAACGATATTCTTTAGTTTCATTCTAGATCGATCTACACCTACAACAAATCTTTTGTATTGTGTTGGATCATTATATCTATTCTTTAATTGTTTTACTAGTATCTGATTAGATCTATCTAACTCTTCATTGGATACGATAGCAAACATTAAATCTGCTGTAGCAGGCAGACCGAAAGATTCTGAAGTATCCTCAAGACCTGGATCAGAGCTACTGTAACCTGTTCTTGTTGTTTGAGTAGCAGACATAATAGGTACATTAAATTCAACTGCTAATCCTCTCATTTCTTCTGCAATTGCTTTGATATAAGAATACGTGTTGATTGCACCTCCGATAGATTTCATTCTTGATGAAGCACAAATATTAAGGTAATCGACGAATATAACTTCAGGTATAAAGTTTTTCTTTAGTTTAAGTTCATTGAGTAATGCTCTGAAGTGAGATACATTTGCTGAACCTGTTGGATATTCTTTGATGATAAGTTTACCATTGGTTCTTTGACCTATGTTTTGTACTCTATTGGTATAGTCATCTTTTGCAAGATTTTCAATTTGACTGATAGGTATATCAAGTAAGTTAGCATCTATTCTTTCAGCGATACGTTCCTCTGCCATTTCCATGGTAATATAAAGAACATTTCGACCTTGTGTTAGGACGTTGGCAGCGCAGTGGCACATAAATAACGATTTACCTACGCCAGTCCCTGCTAGAACGATATTGAGGGTCTTATTCGGTAGCCCTCCCTTTGTGATCAGATTGAAATATTCCAAATCAAATGGAATCCGATCCTCTTGCTCATGATAAAAATCATATCGTTCATCTACATTTTCTAAGTAGTCGTGACCAACATTGGTATCAAACGACACTGCCAACGCTTTAGTTAATAAATCAGGTAAAGCATTTTTCGTTAGCTTTTGATGCTTACCATCAATAATCGTAATTGATTCCATGATCGCGTTATGAATAGCACGATCTTGACACCATTTCTCAGTTTGATCGATTAACCAAGCTTGATCTGTTTTGTCTGATTCAAAAATGAGTGGTAGTATTTCAATTGCATGTTTATAGTGCTCTTCACTAAATGCAGTAGATTCATCTATTTCTATTTTAAACGTTTCAAGATTAGGGAGTTTATTGTACTTAGCAACAAATTTGCCAGCTTCTTTGAACAATTGTCGATATACACCTTCAAAATAATCAGGTTTGATAAAAGGTAATACTTTGCGCATATACTTTTCATCTGTAAGCATATTCTTTAAAATTGTTTGTTCAAGATTTATATTCATAGACTCCTATTCTACCACAAGTAAATTCATATGTACAATTATAATTCGCCTCTTTCACGCATTCCTTCTCGTATTTTAGTTGCACTGATATCATGTACTTTTGTACCAAGATCATGTTCTGTAAATGTATAACCTACACCACGACCATAACTAATATCAACAATATTAGGTACAAGCATAACTTCAAAGTCCTCATCAGGAACATAACCTTCTTGTACTAAACGACTTTCAATTCTTCGTCTTACGTCGCTAAATACGAAAGGATTATCCTCTTGTCCTTTTACCATTGCACTCTTACCACCAACATCTCTTACCATGATAGCAACTTGTCCTGTTTTATCGTGGCATCTTTTAAATAGTTCTGTGTGTCCATCGTGCCATGGCTGCCATCTGCCTAGCATTTGAACTGTTGGTCTTGACCAATCCATTATAGTTCTCCTCCGAGATTCCAAAATCTCTCATGTAAATAATAAAATACCATCTTAATCACACCATCAATACCCATGATACTGAGACTTGCAACAGTATTACCTGTTATAAAATATGCCACACAGAATGTCACAACAGTTGCTAACACTCTCCATGTCAAAGTCTTATAAATTGATATTCTAACTGACTGCATCTATAATATGACTAATTTTTCTAGCCATCTCTTTGATTTCGTCGTCAGAATAAAATTTGTCTACTCGCCACATGTTACCTTCATAACCTACAGGTGATTCAAACATTTTATTTGTATCTTCAAATCGACCTTCTTTAATAGTGTCAAGATAGATAACATAATCAGCATCGAATGTTTCTCTTGTTTCTCTTGTAGGGCAAACAAAATCACATATGACTCTTCGTCCTTTGCTCTTTTCAAAGTCAGCAATATTTTTCATTCTTTCAGCTTGTCTTATTCTTGCTTCTGGAGAGAACTCCCAATCATTTGCCATAGCTCTTACTCTATCAGCATTAAACCAAGCACATTGCCATTCAACAGCTAGTCTTTCTGCTAACCACGTTTTACCTGCACCAGGCAGACCCATTACTAATATTTTTCCTTTCATGCTAAACTACCTTTTTCTTTAATTACTGCTGAGCCATCTGCAACTGCTTTTTCTAATATGTCTTCTAATATAGCACCAGCAAATTGTTGTAAGAACAAATTCTCTTCAGTCAGATCGTCGTCTGGAGAATTTATTAATTTAAAATTAAATGTTAAACAATCTTTTTCTTCGTTAAATCCAACATTACCAAATCGTATAACACTTTCAGTAAAATCACCTTCAAGTATTCTAATATCCCATGCTTGATCATTATCAGTATCTGATGCAGGTATCATTTCATAATGTACGTTTTCGCTTACTTTATCAATATTAATCATCTTTCTTCTCAAAATATTTTTCTAAAACACCTTCTCCTGGAGAAGATTTGATTCCATGAGGCCAAGATTCTCCCCAACTCCAAAACTCATTAGGTCTCAAGCAAAAGTTGATCGTTACTCTTTCGTTTATTCCGTCAGCCTTATAATTATGCCAAGTATTTTCTAAATCTCTGACAAAACAATGCAATCTATTTTGTTTCCAAGGCACAGTTACATAATCTTCAGAGTAACGATCACTCGTCATTGTAGTTCCTTCATTTTGTTCTGATACGTATAGTGTACTTGAAAATAATTTCCATACACCATCAGTATGACTCCTTCTATAATCGAAGTTTTTGTCGAAGTAACTTAAAGTCATAGTAAACATTGGTTGATATTCAGCAATGTCTTTATAACCTAATTTAACTCTAAAATCTAGAATGTCTCGATAGTATTTTTTAGCCATACGTTCACCGAACTCCATTGGCCATTTTGGTGATTCATTATCTAGCCACTCTGGATATCTTGCTGTCTCATCGACTATTCTAAGCTTTATAAATTTTCCAGTATAATCAAAGAACCAATTATATTTTACACATGTTCTCGATGCAATTGTAATTTTAGATTGATGCACTTTTGCATATTCAACGATTTGATCAAAATCTTCTTGATCTAACCAATCATCAATGATGAGATGATTCCATGGTTTATCGAATTGCTGAATGTTCTTACTCATCTTCTTCGATATCGATTTCTATACTACTTCCATTGATTGAATAAGCTTGTTTTACTTGCTCTTTAAAGTTAGTTTCATCTAAGATTGGATTCCAAAACTCTATTGAGTTTGTTTCTGCTTCTCTGAATTTTTTGTCTTCAGATTCACCAGTTTGCGGATTGGTACGTACATACCATCCAGCACTAGGTTTATTAACAAACCCAAGGGCAAGACCAATATCAAGAAGACCAGACCAACGGCTGATACCACCTTCCCAAGAAACTGAGACAGGAATCTTTGACTTTTCTTTAACATAACGTGATTTCTCCACATTTATTATGAAGTCATAACCAGTGACTTCTGTTCCTTTCTTATTCTGTCTTCGACCTACAATCCAAATATTATCAGCAGAATAATAGATACCTGTACCACCACTTACAACGTCTTTTGGAAATAGACCGATTTCTTTGTAGGTGTGATTCACTGCAAGTAGTGGTACATTTTTCATTTGTAGATATGGTGTTACCATTCTAAATAAACCTTTTAGTGCTTTTGCTCTTGACATATCAGCAACTGATTTTTCATTCAATGCATCTTCTAATTCTTTCTTCGATGCTAAGTTACCAACAGAATCAATTACAACAATAACTTTATCACCTTTATCTAACTCTTCTAATTGATGAACTAAGTCAAACTTTAGCTCTTCAACATTAGTAACAGGTGTGTGTAATACTCTGCTAGTATCAATACCAAAAGTTTCAAAGTAAGATTGTGGGGAACCAAACTCTGAATCATAAAACAATAATACTGCATCATCATGTTGCTTCAAATATGCAGAAGCCATAAGCAGCGCAAAACTTGTTTTAAAGTGTTTACTTGGACCAGCAAGCACTGTTAATCCTGCAGTAAGTCCTTTATCCATATCACCAGATAAAGCAACGTTTACCATAGGAACATCAGTTCGAGTAAATTCTTTTTCAGTAAAAAACTCTGATTCTGATAATACGTTTGTGAATTTAACTTTACTATTCTTTTTCAGTTTGTCCATAATTGACATTTTGGGCCACCTCTCTTTCATCTTTGTCGTAATCTTTACGATAATTGTTATTAATACGGTCTACTTCTTTTAGGAGCGACATATTTCCTTCAGCAAAATGCATAAATGCTTTTACATCTTTTGGGAAACATGCACCTCCATATCCTCGTTTTTTGTCATAACCAGGAACTTTCATATGAGTGTTTCCAACTCTTTCATCTGCAGCAATTGCTCTTGTAATGATATTAAAGTTAGAACCTGTCATTTGACATGTATCATATAATTGATTGAAAAATGTAACTTTAGTTGCTAAGTAGCAATTTAAAGCATATTTAACAAAGCTTGCTTCTAATAAACCCATGTGATGAAATTCACATCGATTTACATTAGAATATGTTCTGAACATCTCTTGTACAGACGCAGTAGATTCTCTATGACCACCTAAAATTTGATATTTAGGATTAATAAATTGCTCTTCTGCATTTTTTTCTGTAAGAAACTCTGGATTGTACACAAGCTTTTTCATTTTAGTTTGTGTTCCAGCTTTTTTAACTAATCTTTCAACAACTTCTGGTGTAATCGTTGATTTAATCACAATACCACCATCAACATGATTTAATAATTTAAATACTGAATCATAAACTGAAGTTGCATCAATGGTTCCATCATTCATCATTGGAGTAGGAACACATATAAAACTTAAGTTAGGTTTCCATTCTACGAGATCATCTATATTTGTATCATATTTAGGATCAACGTAAAACTTTTCAACATTACGTACTTCAAAGCCATAATCAACTGCTCTACCTACAAAGCCATGACCTACTATACCAATTCTTAATTTATTTTTATCCATTTTTGTATACCCATTCTAAAGCTCGATCGGCTTCCCTCTCAAGCGGTCTGTTTTCATACCAATTACCCGTCTCACGATCAAGTTGTCTGCACATTTCTGCAATTTCTTTACTCGTGATAGGATATTCTCTTTTGATCGCATTACCAGCAATAGCAATCATGATTTGATACATCTTATGATACCAACCTGTTCCTGTTATTGTTCTATATTCAGTGCCAAGTTGTTTAGGAAAAAAAGGACAGTCAGCATAGCTAGTCCACTTAATGTCAGTGTTGTTAAGTTGACTTTTTCTATACTCTACTACTTCTTTTCTTAATGCTTCTGGTAATCGGTCTAAAAATGATTTACCTTGTTTTTCTTCATAATGGTGTTTAGCCATTAATTCGTCAGGATTTATATATCTATCTGATTCATTTATAAAGAAAAAGTTATATGCTCCAGGATAAACAGCTGGAACATAAAACATTCGAGATAAGTCTTTTGTTTGCTTATCTGCTAATCCTTCTATTTCTGTATTCAGGGCAAACCAAAAATGTTTGATACGATCTCGTTCAATTTCATCTGTAAGAGGAAATACAATTCTAAACTTTGGTTGTTCTGTTCTACTAGAAGCAGTAGAATATACAATATAATGATAATCACCAATGATTTCATTCAGTTTATCTTTTAACCAACCTAATGGATTTTCTGCATAGTTTTCATCAGGTTCTAATTCATCAACGTCGACAGCTACCCATCTTGACCATTTTTCAACATTATCGTTAGATCTTGTTGTACCTTCTTTATACACTGCCATCGATAACAACGGTGAGGACATTGGTCCACCTTTTTGGCCAGGAAGCATCGATGCTGCTTTCAATAATTTAATAAACTCATCAATGTTAGCACATTCATGTGTCTTATGAGTTTTATTATCAAAAGTATTTTTAAATACTGTTACGAAGTACATGATAAAAATCCATTTCTAATACTTTAGTTTTACCTTTCCAAGTGTTAACATAAGTATAGTGTTTTACTAATTCTAATTGTTGATTATATTGGTGTACTGCTTTTTTAACATCATTTCTTTCCATATTATCAATCAGTACATAATCACAATTTAAATAATTTATACAATAGTCTATATCAAGACTAGCACATTCTATAGAATGGTGACCATCTATAAAACCTAAATCAAACTTTTCTTTAAATCCCGTATCTCTTAATGCTTCAGTCGTCATTTGATAGAATTTAAATCTATCATCATATATTCCTCTAATTACATTTTGGTTACCATGTTTAGGCGATGGTCCAATTGAATGTATTTCTGATTCTGGAAATATTTCTAAAAGATATGTCGTAGAATGACCAGCATTAAAACCAATTTCCATAATTTTATATGGTACTGCAATCTGTTTAACCTCTTCAAAAATATTAAAGATTTCTTGCGTTGGTGGTAAAAAACCCCAACCATCAGATCTCGGTGGTTTTAAGTGAGATAAGTCTATTTCCATTATTATATCCTATCACAAATGAATGTGATTGTACATGCTTTATATAAAAAAATCTTCTAGCGTTGCAACTTCTTTTAATTTCCATCCTATCGCTTCTGCTATCGGTTCGAGTGGTTCTAAGAAAGTTTTTTCAAACTGTAGTTCATAATCAATATAATTATCTAAACCAAATTCTTTAGGCAAACCATGAGGAAATGCAATAACGTTTTCATTAATAGGATTTGGTTTTTTCATATACGCGAATTTAATTTTGGTTCCGTTTTTAATCTCTTCGATCTGAGTCGATAATCCTTTTTCTTTTATAAGTTGATTAAACAAGATAGAACCTCTTACATGTATAGGTGTTCCTTTTGCATAACCAGGTGCAGCTCTTCGAGTAAATTTGGTTATGTTGCTAACACCTCGAGGAAACGCGACTTCATCAGCTGGAAGAGATTTGAAATGTTCTTCATATCTTTCAATCTCTTTTTGCATGTCGCTTTGAGAACCAGTAAGAATAGTTTTGAATATATCTTTAAAGTATTTTCGACATATTTGAGGAGTAGAGGATTTAACTGCTTCTATACCCATCATCTTGAGTTTAGGCTTAGCATATTGCACACCTTCAGAATTGTGTACATTTAGAATATATCTTTTCTTTGCAATCCATACACCACGATCAGCGATAACTTCTCGTTTCATAACCATTCGATTATCTAGGCAATTGAGTTTATCATGAAGATTTTGATAAGCATTTTCTAGAGTATCTTCTAATTTGATGCAAACTTCATCGAGAAATTTAACTGGATTGTTTGGTTTAAATTGTTTTACAAATGCATCCATTTTAACATACAGAGAATCTGTATCGATTGCGACAACATAATCTTTGTCTGTTTTAAACATCTTGTTTATTTCATCGTTAACTGCTTTTTCTGCCCATTGGATTGCTAACTGACCAGTAAGAGTAACAGATTCGGCTACACGTTGATCAAAATACCTAAAGTATTTGTTACCAAGTGCACCATAAAGAGAGTTCATCAAAATCTTAATCGCCATCTGATGATTATTGAGAGCATCAATTTCATCTCTCAATTTTTTAGTAGTAGCTTTTTCATATTCTATTTGAGCTTTGATCATCTCATTTTTGATCACTACTCTATCATCATAATATTGACGAATGATTCTTGGAATAACGCCTTCTATATCCTTTCTAAATCTTACACCAGAAGGGGCAAGTGTATAATCACCTGTATCTGGAAATAATCCATCAAGCGCTTTACTTACACTAATATCATTTTCATAACCATCTATCACCGTTTCAGTACTCATATTCCATTGAACGATAATATTAGGATAAAGTGAATTTAAATCGAAAGAGCATATCCAATCATGACCACCGACATGAGGTTCTTTTACATAGCCACCAGCGAATGGTGTTTTTACTTTCTCGCTTTTAAATGGAACAGCGACTTTTTCTTTATTCAACATTCGATAGATGATTGAATCCCAAATGTTTGTAGTTCCAAAGGTATCGACATAATTTGCACCAGCTTTATATGCCATCGTCATGATCAAAGTAATAAGACCCAATCTCTCTTCTAAACGATCAACGAGTTCGACGTCTCGAATATTATAGTCGATAAACTTCTGATAATCTTCTTTATATAAGTTGTTAAGGGAACCAAACTCTTCGTATGATAATTTTCTTTCGTCCAATACAACGTGTGCAATGTGATCTAGACGATAAGATTCTTGTTGACCATACGTGTTTAAGCAAAACTTTTTAAATGATTTTTGATAATCAAGTATTTGCAAACCATTAATCTTACAATAAGTTACTTGTTGTCCGCGATCTATACCAGCTTCCAATCTTGGCATTATACCCCAAGGTGATAGTCTTTTTATTGATTGAGGACCAATAACTTTTGATATTCTGTTCGCGAGATATGTTAAATCGAAATATTCTACGTTCCAACCAGTAACTACATCTGGCATATAATCAGGATCATTCCAAAACTTTAGAAAGTTATCGAGCATATCAAATTCAGTATCATATTGGTGATATACAACATCATCGCGAGTTACATTATAATCTCGCATACCAAATACGTGATATTTGTTGTCCTTATTATTTTTAGTTGTGATTGAAATAAGAGGATAGTTTGCTTCTTCGGGAATAGGGAAACCTTCTTCTGATTCTACCTCGATATCGATGGTTGTAACGTTTATCTCGTCACGATTAAATTTGATTTCTTCTGGCCAAACATTTGTGATAAATTGAAAGATGAAATTGTTTTGACCATGGATTTCAATACCGTCTACATGTTCATAACGTTTGATGAAGTTATTTGCTTCACTCATCGTTTCGAATGTAACTGGTTCTACGTTTTTACCGTTAATTGATTTCCATTCTGATTGAACTGATGGATTGACTGGATATAATACAGGTTTGAAAGGTATTCTTTCGATGTGTCTTCTACCATCTTTATAACCGCGAAGCAAGATAGTATTTGCTTGACGTTCGACACTTGTATAATATTTCATAGTCCCTATTCTACCACAAGTAAAATTAAAAGTACATTAATCAATGATAAAAAGATTTGGTTGCTCCGCATATTTGTCTGGTAATAAATGATCTATTGTTACTCCTAACGATTTAGAGTAAATTTGAGTTACTGGTGCAGATGAATTATCTGTTAATAAGTTTTTCCTTCCATCTTTTGGCCACAATCTTTTCCATTCTCTTGAAATTTTTTCTATGTAACCCATAGGTCCACCAGCAAAAGTGTTCCAGTTCTTTTCTACAATAAACCATTTCATATAGTCTTTAAATTTATTGCTTATTGAATAACATTCCATTGCAATTCCAGGCATCCATATTGCATAGTTCGTCATTCTTTTGAAATCACTTCTAAATTTTTCTTCATCTGTTAGATAAGCATCATGTTCCATAATAATAAATCGTTCTTGCTCTTCTTTTAACATGAGTTTTAAATGACTTACAACAACTGCTTTTTCTATTTCTGTCCAATTTCTATCTCCACTTCTTATTACTTGATGAGGCCAAAAAGAAAATTTAAGTCCTTCTATTTCAATCATAGGACCTACTCCCCATTGATCGACTTCATCGATCCAAACGAGATCTTTTGGTTTAGTACATTGAATAGGAATAATCTCTATCAAATCTTCTACACATTTAAAAGATTCTATAGACATTTTAGAGTATGCGACGGATACTGGATTATCAAAATCCATAATCAGATATGCTTTCATAATATTCCAAGTGTGGCAGCCAAACAACTGCCTGACTGCCACGTGCTTTTATCTTATAATACTGTTGTTAAAAACCAATAAGGTAGTGAAGCAATCACGCCAATAATGACGCCTGATTGTACATACCCTACAGTTTCAGTATCAAGACGTTGCAGTCTTTTCTGAAGTGTTTTCATTAATTATCTCCTCGTAATTGTCATGTTTTTTAATTTCAATACTACGAGGACGCTGATCTTCTGGGACGACTACTTTCAATTTGATGACCAGTATTCCATCCACTAGATCGGCTCCAACTACTTGTGTGTACTCGGACAGCCTAAAGACACGCTTGAATTTTTTCGTTGAGATACCTCTATGAATAAATTCTCGGCCTCTAGTTTGATGCTCACCTGTTACGGTAAGGGTTCTATCCTTCACGTCAACATTCAACTCATCTTGAGAGAAACCAGCAACGGCTAACTCAATATGATAATCATCATCTGTGTATTTGACAATGTTGTGTGGGGGATAGTTATCTTTTGCTTGTTTCGCAGCCATATCTACTTCTGCTAAGAAATGATCAAAGCCAACAAAACTTGCGCGTGGGAATAAGCTTCTAACGCCTGTCATATTTACCTCCTAAAGTTTAAGCAAGGTTAGTGTATACCCGGACCACCCGGCATATACAGTACTATATATACGTTTTTGGGTTTGTAGGACCCTCAATTCCAAAAGAAATTGCTAATCGAGTTTCTAAAGGTTCGATATAGTGATACGTACCTCTTGGAATCCATAACAACTGGTCTGGTTCAAATACTCTTTCCCAAAACTTTTCT